GGAGATAAAGGAACTAAAAAGCCTGCACATTTAAGATACCAATTGGGTATTGATCCTAGTAAAAATATTACTAAGGCCGCAGATAAAGTATTGGGCAAAGGCAACTATGCCATGGCCGACGTAAAGATGGGATCTAAAGATTCTGCTTCTGGAAGTTATCCAACCATCAAAGTAACAGTAACAAAACCTACACAAAATTTCAAAAAAGGAGATTTTGTTTTAATAGTAAATCAAACCGGTCAAGAGAATAAAACAGTTACTTTCAAAGCATTAACTCCTGTTAAATTAGGAATTGCAGGAGATTACAAAGATCTAAATAGTCTAGTACAAGCAACTACAAGAGCGGTTCAAAAAGATAAAAATTTAGCAAAGATATTGACAGGATTGGTTACAGATACAGCTAATAATACACCGGCTTCAAAATCTGGACTTTCAAAATTAAGAAGTGGTAAAACAAACGTACCGCTTTCAAAACAAACTACGCAAGCATTAGGCAGTATTTCTAAAGAGGACAAGAATACAATAGGTAAAGACTTTGGAGAGGTTCTTGGAGGAATATTCTTGGGTAAAATGGTTGGAATTAAAAAATCACTTAACTTCCCTAAAGGAAACGAACCATTGGTTGACTTCTATATTGATGGATACAAAATATCTTCTAAATACGAGAAAGGCGCAACAGCTTCTTTAACGGATTTGTTAAAAGCAATTAAACCAGATCAGATAAAAGGTGAGAAAGATCAATACGCTCTATACAAAGCATTATTGCCTATGATGAGTGAGACGAGTCCTAATGCATTCTTAAAAATAGCATCAGCATTTCCAAAAGATATGCCTGCAATTCAAACTTTAGCTAGCATTATAGGAGTTGATTCAAAGAGTTTAACATCGCAATACATTAACGACTACATTAAAAAACTTTTTGCAAAAACAAACGCAAAAACAGCCAAACAAAAAAACGAAGTGTTCTTTAAAAAGTTTGGTAAGCTATTCGCGGAAATGAAAAGAAATCCAGGAAAAGCTGGAGGAGTTGAATGGGACACAATGAAGAAAAAAACAGGAGATAATGGATACTACGGAGCTATAACTTCTCCACTATCTTATTATGTGGCCGATCAAATGAATACAAAACCTAAATTTGTACAGGCTTTAAAGGAAATAATTTCAAAAACTGGAGTTAAGCAAATGTACTTAACTTTTGATTTAAAGGAAGGCGGTAGCATGGGCTTTGACATTAGATCATTCAACGATCCAAATGCTAAGTTCAAATTCGATATTCCAAGTTTGAGTACTCTGAACCCAACGAGTAGCAAATTAGGATTTTCGTTGAGCAAATAGATGGCCACCATATACTTTAGCTGATTATTCTCAATTATTTTTATTAAATTGGTTATATGAAAAAGACTATTCACAGAGTTATGAAAACACCGGATGGCATTACGATCCATCTTATTCAAGAGCCAGGAAGAAACCCAAGACCTCACAATTTAACTGGCCCCGCAATGATTTATCCAGACGGGAGACAGGAGTACTATATAAACGGGTTAAAATTAAACGCATCTCAATTCGTGTCATCAACTAAGAAGTACGTTCCCAAGCCTGAGGAAGAAGAAGCTTAGTGACATATTTATTAGAAAAACAAAAATCATGGTAAAATTAGCAACAAGAGCAATTATAGCCTTAGTCTGTATTATAGGAGTTTGGCTTATTTTCAAGCAATTTGAAGGAGAAAGATTTCAAACAGTAGCTTACGAACAAAAAATCGATTCTTTAGGGGTGGAAATAAAAGGTCTGCATCAACAAAACGATAGCTTAGAAGTTACAGTTCAAGAAGAAGAAAAAAAGAACGAAGAATTAGCAGTAAAAGCAAACGTTTTAAAGAGCAATCTAAAAAACTTAAAAGAGGACAATTCTAAGTTAAAAGCCGCAGCAGCATATCATCCTCATCAAGTGGATAGTTTCTTCGTAGACAGATACAAAGATCAATATCAAGTACAAACTAAAGACACAACTCATTTACCAATTCCAGTGTCTAAAGCAGTAGTAGTTGATTTGTTGGATTTTGATAGAACAAAAAATATCGTTTTAAATCAAGACAGTTTAATTACAAACCTAGAATCTACTGTAACTGGTAAAGACAAAATTATCGTTACGTTAAGAACTAAAGAAGGCAACTACGAATCAATCATTCAAAAGCAGGTTCAACAACAAGACAATTACAAAGTTATTGTTGAAGGTCTAAAAGGCGATTTAAAGAAGTCCGATTTAAAAATGAAGAGGAATAAAATTGAAAAGTTTGTTATGGGCGCCCTTATCATAGGTCTCGTAGTAACGCATAAATAATGTCAGATAATCAAATCGATATAAAAGAGAGGATCAAGCACGAGTTTATAACTTGTTCTAAAGATCCCGTGTATTTCATGAAGAAGTATTACATGATTCAACACCCACAAAGGGGAAGACTTCTATTCGATCTTTATCCGTTTCAAGAAAAAGTTTTAACCTTATTTCAAAAGTACCCCGAATCCATAATCAATAAGTCAAGACAGTTAGGTATCTCTACTCTAGTGTCCGCTTACTCCTTGTGGTTAATGATATTTTCAAAAGATAAGAACGTTCTTGTAATTGCAACCAAGCAGGACACAGCAAAGAACATGGTTACAAAAGTTAGATTTGCTTACGATAACCTTCCAAACTGGATGAAGATTGGAGCGGCAGCAACTTCTAATAACGCACTAAGTTTAAGACTAACAAACGGTTCTCAAATCAAAGCTGTATCTGCAGCGGGTGACGCAGGTCGTTCGGAAGCCGTATCTTTGTTAGTAATTGATGAGGCCGCGTTTATCGATAATATTGAAACCATCTACACCGCGGCTAAGATGACCTTGGCTACCGGTGGAGGTTGTATAGCTTTATCTACTCCTAACGGTGTTGGTAACTGGTTCCACAAATCTTACACAGAAGCACAATTACAAAAGAATAGCTTTTTACCTATTTCGTTGCCTTGGAATGTACACCCCGAAAGAGCACAAGACTGGAGAGATAAACAGGACATGGATTTGGGAATTAGAATGGCGGCTCAAGAGTGCGATTGTGACTTTGCAACCTCTGGTAATACAGTAATTCCTCCAGAAATTTTAAGTTGGTACGAAGCAAATATGGTATCCGAACCAATCAATAGAGAAGGCCAGGAAAAAGCACTTTGGATTTGGGAATATCCTAAACCGATGAGCTACTATATGGTAGTTGCCGACGTAGCGAGAGGAGACTCTATGGACTACTCTGCTTATCATGTTATAGATACAGAGACACTAACGCAAGTAGCTGAATTTAAAGCTCAGACAGATACCAGAGTGTACGCCAACGAATTGATAGCGATAGCAACTAGATACAATCAAGCCTTATTGGTTATTGAAAACGCAAATATAGGTTGGGACGTAGTTCAGGGAGTGGTTGAAAGCGGTTACACCAATATCCATTTTAGTCATAGATCCGATAACTCTGGAGACTTTGATAACTATCTAAACGTGCACTACGGAAACTCGACCCTAGTGCCCGGATTCACAATGAGTCCTAAAGTGAGGCCTTCTGTACTAGAAAAGATGAGAGATTTTATAGAAAACAAAACGGTAACTATAAGATCGATTAGATTATTAGAGGAGCTTCGCGTATTTATATGGAAGAATGGTAAGCAACAGGCCATGTCAGGCTACAACGATGACTTGGTAATGGCTTTTGCAATAGGAATGTATTTGAGAGAGACATCTCTGAGGTTCAAAAGGACTGCTCAGAGTTTGACCGAAGCGACTTTAAACTCTTACACAAAAGTTGGAGACGATAGTCCAATGTACCAGTCCTATACCAATTATGGTAACAATCCATGGCAGCAAGAGATTGCGACGCCAATGGGAAAAACAAATGAAGATTTAACTTGGCTTTTATAATAACACAATATGGCAGAAAACAAACAAGACAACCTATTTTCGGCCCTTAGAAGGCTATTCTCTACCGATATCATTATCAGAGATTCGGGCGGAAAGAATTTAGACGTCATAGATACAGAACACATCCAAACATCGGGTGTGATTCAAACCAACTCTTTAATCGATAGATTCCACAAAGTCTATACGACATCTACTGCGTACGGAGCGAATCTTAACCTAGCACAAAACTACCAATCAGCTCGTGTACAAATCTACGCTGATTATGATGCCATGGATACCGATGCCATCATTGCTTCTGCGTTAGACATTATTGCGGACGAGTGTACTTTAAAGAACGATCAAGGTCAAGTACTCCACATTACTTCTGCTGACGAAAATATACAAAATTTACTTGAAAACCTGTTCTACTCTGTAATGAACATAGAATTTAATCTGTGGTCTTGGATTAGAAACATGTGTAAGTACGGTGATTTCTATTTAAAATTAGAGATCGCAGAAAAGTTCGGAGTTTACAACGTAATTCCATTCTCTGCTTACAATATCGTTAGACAGGAAGGTTACAATCCAAAAAATCCAAACGAGGTTAGATTCAAATTTGATCCAAACGCGGCGTTAGGTTCCACGACAGGATTTACATCAGCGTTTAACAATCAAGATCCAGGAATTTGGTTCGATTTATACGAAATGGCTCACTTTAGATTTATTGGAGACGTTAACTATTTACCATACGGAAGATCTTATTTGGAACCAGCAAGAAAACTATTCAAGCAATACACTTTGATCGAAGACGCGATGCTGATTCATAGAATTACTCGTGCCCCAGAAAGAAGAACGTTCTACGTTAACGTGGGAGCCATCCCACCAAACGAAGTGGATAACTATATCCAACGTATGATCGGTAAGATGAAGAAGACTCCATTGATCGATGCACAAACCGGTCAATACAACATGAAGTTCAACCAACAGAACTTATTGGAAGACTTTTTTATTCCTGTTAGAGGCAACGACCAGTCAACTAGAATCGACACCGCAAAAGGTCTTGAGTACAATGCAATCGAAGACGTTCAATACTTTAGAGAGAAGCTATTTGCTGCGTTAAAGATTCCTAAAGCGTTCATGGGCTACGAAAAGGACTTAACTGGTAAGGCAACTCTAGCCGCTGAAGACATTCGTTTTGCTAGAACAATCGAGAGAATCCAAAGAATCATAACCTCTGAATTGAAGAAAGTTGCGTTGGTTCACTTGTACGCACACGGATACACAAACGACTCAATTACTAACTTTGATATCTCTTTAACTAACCCTTCAATCATATACGATCAAGAGAGAATCGCAATGTTTAAAGAGAAAGTTGACCTTGCAAACCAAGCAATGGAAAACTCTTCTTTACCAAGAGACTACATCTGGAAGAACGTATTCCACATCTCTGAGGACGAATTTGATGAGCTAGACGACCTTATTGTTGAAGATCAAAAGCGCAAGTTTAGATACAAACAAATAGCCGAGGAAGGAAACGATCCAGCAGAAACTGGCCAAGCATTTGGTACTCCGCATCAGATCGCAAGTCTTTACGGAGGCAAGGGTGACGGTCCTATAGACGTTCCAGCAGGCTACGATGAGAAAAATCCTAACGAACCTATAAAGATTCCAGGAAGACCTCAGAAGTACAAATCTACTTATGCAACTGACGAATCTCCATTTGGAAGAAACGGCGTTTACGATATGAAATCCAACGCTGAAACTAAGGAAGACGACTACAAAGTCAGCTTTAAAGGAGGCACAATGAACATGGAAGGAACCAAAGCTGTATACCTTCAAAACAAGTCGGCTTTAGAAAAAATGTTCGGCAAAGAAAATTCGAGAAAGACAAACCTTTTTGAACAATCCGATCTTTTAAGTGAGGATAATATAATCGAAGGCCTAGATTAAAATATTTAGATATTTATTAGCAAGCCGATCAAACATAGCTATGGCAATAAAACATTCGAAATATCGTAACACCGGTATTTTATTTGAACTTTTAGTAAGACAAACGACTTCTGACCTGTTAAACAATCAGGACTCGTTAGCGGTTAAGATATTAAAGAAGCACTTTACCAATACTGATTTGGGAAAAGAGTATAGCTTGTACAGCACTTTTGTTACGAGCCCTAAACTTTCTGAGACTAAAGCTGAGATTCTTATTTCAACCATTTTAGAACAATATAAGAAACTAGACCACGCAAAACTAAGCAAACTTAAATACCACTTAATAAAAGAGATAAAGAAAAACTATAAATTAGACGATTTCTTCAAAGCAAAAATAGAAAATTACAAGCCCTACGCATCAATATACACTATATTTGAATCTCAGCATAGTCCATTATCAGATACAAAACAGATCGTTTTAAACAAGATTAACCTGTTAGAACACATCACAAAAGAGTCTATTACAGATCTTCAAGCTCCTCAATCTATTATGGAAGAGCTAATGAAAGAAGACAAAGAGATCAGGATTCTTACCTACAAAATTTTGGTGGAGAAATTTAACGATAAGTACGAAACTCTTTCTGACAAACAAAAGAACATCCTAAAAGAATACATTTCTAGCATTTCCGATAGCTCAAATTTAAGAACTTTCTTAAATAGCAAGTTAAAAGAAATCAAAAAAGAATTAACAGAAATCTCCGAGAATTTGGAAGACAAGGTCACAAAGATCAAAGTACAGGAGGTTTTAAAGTTCGTTAAGCCATTAAAAGAAGGCATCGCAGTTAAAGACGAGACAATCACTGGATTATTACAATACTACGATTTAATAGAAGAACTTAAAAAAGCTTCTAAATAATGAAGAACTTCAACAATCAATTTGCAACTCAGAAATTAAGATCGGAAGATAGCGTTACCGGAGGAAATGCTCCTGCAGATACAGCTGCCACTTTCAAAGCTGGAGAAGGAATGCAATACACTACTAAGAAAGCTTTCAAAAAGAAAAACGAGGTAAAAGACGTAGAGCCAAAACTAGTTGCAGGTAAAGCTAATAACTACGTAGCAAAAAAATGGGGTTGGAAACCTGCACCTTCAATTCCTAATAGACCATCTAAAGGTGGATTCCAATACAAACAAATGTTCGAAGACATCGAAGAGGGAACTTTACAACCAGTGGATATTACTAAAGACTCTTTGTCTCCAATGGAATATCAACAAGCATTACACTACAAAGAATTCTCTCCAGCAGAATGGGAATTCGATGATATATCAAAAAGATATTTAAAAATAGCAAAAGAGGTCGGTAAAACTGCCATTGCAGAAGCTTTGACATACAACAAATTCAAGAAAGAGGCCGCCACAAGATCCAACAAGGATTCTTTACACGAGGCTTTGAAATCAATAAACAAAAAGTTACACGAAATAAACAGGTTAATGGAATACTCAACCAACATGAGAATGGAATTGGAAGAGGATTATAGTCCAAGAACTGGTAAGGTTGTGAATAAGCTAGAAAAGCAACTAGCCGAAATTTACAAAAAGGTTAAAAGTTTAAAGTAACATGGCAAAAATAAAGTCAGCTGGAAGCAGTCAAAAATTAGTTTTCGGAAAAAGAAAATCAGGGCAACCTGGCGGCAAAAAAAGTTTTAACAAACATAGTCCAAGACCAAAAGCCTATCAAGGTCAAGGTCGATAATATTTATAAGCATGACAACAGCAATCTTATTCAAGAAACACAGAGCAGGAGAAATTAGCAAGGAGAAATTCTTGTACGAAGTTAGAAGGGACCAACAGTTACCTTTCATTACAAACATGACTTCTTACGACGACGCTATTAAGATACTTAAAAACAAGAGTATCGTTAAAGAAGCGAGTGCTCAAGACAACATACATCCGTACACTTTAAAAAGAGGCGCTGAAGCCGAATTGCTAAAGGGCGGAGAAATTACAAATGCAGCTTACGCAAAAGCGGTTGCGACAGCTACCAAGAAATTATCAAAAGATCCAACTGCATACGACGATTTACACATCTCTAACTCAGCAAAGATTAAAAAAGCAGACGCTAAATTGGCAATGACTCCAGTTAAAGGCGAAAATTTTACTGATAAGAATAACGGAATGAAGAAGATTAAAGGCTTCCAAGACGTTAAAGCAAATACAAAAGCTTCTAAGAAAGAGAATAAGAAAGGCAATCCAAAAGGCGTTAAGATGATGAAAGAGTCTACTCAATTGGATATTCTAAAAGATCTTCTTTCTAAAAAAAAAGTTAAGTTAACTGAGGATACTGAAAATATCTACGAAGATACACACCCTGTTTACGGATACGGCCAAGAAGTTCCTTTACCAGAATCTGACGTTAAAGAATT